TCGTGATCAGCAGCGAGCCCGACGCCTGCGAATACCCGACGCCCGTGCCGACGATCGGCGCGATGAAACCCGACGACAGCACCGACGCGCCGGATTGCGCGAAACCGAAATTGTAAACGTCCTGCCCGACAAGGCGCACGGGAGGCGCCGATACGCTATTCGCCGGCACCGTCGTCGTGCCGACCCACGGCGCCGAAACGCCGTCGCCGCCAACATCTATCTTGGAGTACGGCACCTTAACGCCGCCGCCAAGATCGTCCATGCGGAGGTCGAATACTTCGTCGGACCCGGTGCTCGGATTGACGCGGACGTTATCGGCCACGGCTTAGACCCCGAGCTTTGCGGCCAGCTTCGCCATGTCCTCGCGCAGCGCGTCGCGCCTGGCTTCGAGGCCGGACACCTCGACCATCAGCGCGTTGCGCTCGTCGATCAGCGCGTCGCGGCGCGCGATGCCCTGCGCCACCTCGTCGGCCGTCTTGTTGAGCAGCACGCTCGAGTCCTGCTTGGCGCGCTCGACGATCGCCTCGGCGTCCGCGCGCGCGGCGGCCAAGATATCGGCGGCCTTCGCCTCGGCCGCGGCCTTTGCCGCAGCACCCTCGGCCTCGATCGCGGCCAGCGTGTCGCGCGCCTGCGCCTGCTCGGCCATGATCGCGTCGCGGTCGGCCAGCGCCTTCGCGTGCGCAGCCTTTGCCTCGTCGGCCGCCTGGATCAGCGTCGCCGCGCTGCCCACGATATCGCGCAGGCGATGCAGGCCATCGAGCATGCGAAGGAATTTCGCGATGTCCTCTTGGCCCTTGAACAGTTCGGTCGCGGTCATCATTCTCAAACCCTCCGCAGCAGCATCGTGACGGTCAGGTTGGTCGAGCCGTCGCCCGCCGTGATCAACGGCCGGACGTAGCGCGCCAGTTCGGAAATCGCCTCGAGGCTTTCCGTGCTCATGTTCAGCGCGTTGCCTTGGGGGTCCGTCAGCGTGGCCCAGTTGGTGCCGTTGTTCGACCCCTGGATGCGGCAGTTGCCGCCCGTGCCGAACGAGCCGAAAACCTGCACAGAGCGATCGGCGAAAGCCGCAAGCTCGACCGGCGCGCCGTCGTCGGTGTTCAGCAAGCCGGACCAGGTGACCAGACGCGCGCCCGCGTTTTCGTTCGAAATTGCGTCCAGCACCGTGACAGTCGGAGTTCGCGTCGCCATGTTTCCCTCGCAATTCCGGGTTTGGGGCGGCCGTCGCCGACCGCCCCGCGCCCGATCAGATCAAGTCCTTGCCGCCGTCCGACGCGGAACCGACGGGCGGCTTCGCGTCCTCGGGAGACTTCGCGGCCTTGGGTTCCGCCTTCGCGGCACCCTTGGCCTTGTCGCCGCCCTCGATCGGCTGCATCCATTTGCCAGGCTTGCGCCCGGCAAACTCGAAAACGGTGCCCTTCGCGCGGAACTCGCCGGCGTAGAACCCGTCTTGAGTTGCCTGGACCTTCATGGGCTAGCCCCCTCAGATGGCGTCGTTGTACGAGCGCCAGTTCGCGGCGGCCGGCGTCAGGAACGCCGAGATCGCGCCCGCCGTGAACGCCGCCGTCCCGGTCACCTGCTGCACGCCGACATAACGCGCATAGTTGGCCGAGGCCGGCACCGTCACGCGGAAGATCGTCGACCCCGCCGTGAGCGCGGCCAGCGCGAACGCCGGCGACGACACGATGTTCGTGGCCGAGGACATGTCCGCGTTCGCCGAGGTGATGAGGTTCACCTGCAGCGTGGCAGCGCCGCCGGACGTGGCCGTGGTGTCGACCGACACCACAAAGTCCAGGTCGTGCCCGTTGCCGATGTCGCGGGCGATACCGGTGTCGATCCAGTCGCCCAGGAGGTAGGAGCCCGCGGCGCCCGTATTGAGCGCCGTGGCATCCAAGAACTCCGTCCGTTCGTCGAGAATCATGGTCTGGTTCCTTTCCTTCTGGGCGGCGTTAGACGCCGGCCTCGGTGTTGAGCAGAGCGTCGACGCGACGAACCGGCACGCCCGAGAACATCGTGACGAGCTTGCCGCCGATGTTTTCCTGGGTGAGGGTCGAGTTCGTCGTGGCCGACACGATCTGACGGCGCAGGAACGAGCGCACACGGCGGTTCATGTAGAACGCCGGGCGGCCCATCGACAGCGACGGAACCAGATCGAGCGCCTGGGTCATCACGTCCCACAGGACCGGGCCGGTTGCGCCCGTGCGAACCAGATCCTCCTGGTTCAGCGTGATGCGCACGACGTAGCGCCAGTCGCGGACGGAAATGCCGCACATCCACTTGTAGTGCGTGCGGTAGATTTCCGCGCGGCCGTTCGCGCCGTCGATGTTCTCGGCGGTCACGCGGCCCTTGTCCTCGATCTCGAGGCCGCCCGGGATGCCCTTGGGATAAATCCCGTGGACCGTGTTCGGACCCCAGACCACCAGCCAGATCGACGTGTTGTCGTTCGCGTCGGGCTGCGAGCCTTCGGCGCGAATGATGTTGTCGCCGTTCGGGGCCGTGATCGAGTTGAATCGCGGCGCGAGGCCCGTGAAAGCCTCGGGCTGCGAGCCCTCGTTCCCGTAGATCAGCGTATTCGCGAACTGCTGGTTCATGCCCTCGATGTGGGCCATGTCCTCAGACAGCCGGAACGCCGGCGCGTTGTTGTTCAGGTCGACCAGACGCGCATCGACTTCCGCATACGCCTGCAGATCGCCGATCGTGTCGCGGACCTGCGCGGTCGTGCTCTTGGTCGGCTGCACGCCGCCATAAAGCTTGCGCCACGTCGGGGTCGGCAGACCCGTGCGGATCGTCGTCAGGTGCGACGTCACGTCGTTCGCTTCGATCCAGACGCAATCGTCGAGGATTTCGTTCGTCTGGTTCAGGATTTCGACCACCTTGGCGACCTTGCCATCCGGGTCGAGGCGCTTCGCCACGTCGAGCAACGTGGGATGCGTAGCGTTCAGAAGGGGCATGGATTAAGTTCCTTTCTTTTGCATGGAGGTGTAGAGGACTTCCTCGGGCCGGGAGTCGCGCGCCGGCGCCGCGGCATCGCCACGGACCAGCGAACCCTCGCCGACCATTTTCCCGACGCGGTAGAGAAACCGGGCCATTTCGGGGTGGTTGCCCGCCCCAGTCATGTCCAGCATCTCCTTGAAGGCATGCGCCTGCTCGCCACCAATCTTGTTGATGGCGCGCCCGATCAGTTCCGACGAAGCCCCTGCGAGCCTGCCGTCCTTGACCGCGAGTTTGCCGTCGCCGCCGTATTCGGCGTCGCCGACCATGCTCTTGACCCAGCCCTCGTGCTGCTTCTTCCAAGCCTCAGTCGACTGCGCTTGCAGCTTTTGGACCTGCTTCGCGTACACGTCCGCCAGCTTTTGCGCCTGGTCCTGCTTCAGCCCGAGTTCCTTGAACACGGGCGCAGCCTCGGCCAGCGCCGCCTCATCGAGCGTCATGCCCTCGGGCATTTTCAGCTCGTAAGTTTCCGGCACCTCGGCCTTGCCATCCTTGCCGTCCTTCGCTTCGCCCTCTTTGGCGTCGGTCTGGTTCGGGTCGGGCTTGGCGGCGTCGGCGCCGGTTGCAGTCGCGTCTGCCTTGGGGTCGGCAGCGCCAGCGGTCGACAGCGGCGAGGCAGGCGCGCCGGCGCCCTGCTTGCCCTGGTCGGCCGCAGCCTGTCCGGCACCCGCGTCGGTGGAAGCCTGTGCGGTATTGCTCGGGTCAGACATCTCGTGATTTCTCCTTCGTCAGCAAATTCGCGTACCCCTTGGGGTCCGCCTCGATCATTTCCGAGATCAGGAACAGGCCGATGTTGCGCTCGCCCTCGAGGAACGAGTCGCGCGATCCGTGGCCCGTAAAGCTCGTCTGGTAGACGTGGCAGCGTTCGAGCACGCGCCACAGCACGCGCGCGGCCACCTGGTCGGCCATCACGGCGCGCAGATCCGCGAGTTCGCCCTCGCGCTTGCGCAGCGTCTCGCGGTCGCGCTGGGCCACCGCGTCCTTGTCCGCCGCATTGAACGGCACGGGCTTGCGAGCGGGCTGGTTCACGCGCCGACCCCCATGCCCGCCAGCACGCGCTCGAGGCCGTTCTGGTCGCCGATCGGCGTTTCGGCCATCGTCTTGGCCGTGTTCGCCGCGGCGTCGGTCATCTGCATGGCCTGCGCCTGTTGCGCGCGCCGCGCCTTCTCGTCGCGGATCTTCTTCACCTCGTCGTCGGCGCGGATCAGGTCGGACGGCACGCCGATATCGAGGCCGTAGGTTTCCACGCCCTTGTCGAAATTCATGCGGTCCAGCACGTCGGGGTTCGCACCCGCGAGGCCGATGCCGAACGTGAAATAGTCGCGGATCGAGGCCGTGCGCACCGCGCGCTGAGCCTGCGCCAGCATCGAGATATACTCGACGCGCAACTCGACGCCCTGCATTTCGGGCGGCGCCTCGGGCAGCAACTGGTTGCGCGCCATGATCGAGAACGTGCGGTCGATCAGGGGATCGAGCAGTTCGTCATGCAGCCGTTCGAGCATGGGCCCGAGGGCGAGCAGCTTTTCCTCTTGGCGCACGTCGACCTCGCGCGCCGTAATCTCGCGGCGATCGGTCTGCGCAAACATCAGGAACAGGTCGGCAAAGAACGTGCGCTCGATGTCGCGCTGCTTGTTCTGGATGTCGAGCATCATCTCGTTGACGCGCGGGTTCACCTCGAACGCCGGCCGGAACGCCGACTGCCCGGCCTGACCGGCGGCCATGTCGACGTAGGTGACCGCACCCGGCAGGATCGACGTGGCCTGACCGCGCAGCGACGACGGCGCGATCATCGGCGGGTTGACCATCTTGTCGATCGCCTGCGCCTTGCGCTTGACCATCACGGAGATCTGCCGCAGCGAGGGCAGCGCATCCATGCCCGGGGAGCGGCCGTAAACGTCGGTCGCCAGCACATGCCAGCGCGGCGCCATGATCGGGAATTCCTCGAAGCCCTCGACGCGCAGGAACTGCTGGCGCTCCGTTTCGGCGGCACCCAGTTCGTAGTAGACCGCGCGAAACGGCATGCCGCGCGCGCCGGGCATGTTCATCACGCGCCGGTCGTTGGGCTCGATCGCGTGGACGACGTTGACCCACTGGTCGAGTTGGCCCTCGCGATAGCGCTGGGCCACGCCCTGCGACACGTTCTCGATGCCGAACTCGCCGACGAGTTGCGCCACCGTCATCGGGAACTCGCGGTAAAACGTGTCGACGACCATGCGCGGGCCGTTCGCCAGCATGTATTCGCCGACCGTGAACGGGTAGCAGCGGACGATATCCTCGTCGTCCTCAAGGACGGCCATTGCCGCCGTGCCGAACGCGCCCAGTTCCTCGTAAACCACGGGCAAGACGTTGTAGAGGTTCGAGCGCACGAACACGGTCTGCATGCGCCGCTCGACCGCTTCGAGCCAGGTGCGCACGGGCCCGAACTGCATCATCTCGGGGTCGGGCGCCTGCAGCTTGAACCACGGCCGCGCGGGCGACGTGATTCCCGCCATCATGCCCGAGGCCAGCGTGCGCAGCGCCAGCGTGCCCGTCTCGTCGACGATCTTGCCGTTGCGCTTGTCGCCCTTGTTCGCCTCGCCGGTTTGCAGCGTCAGGAACTTGCCGCGGCGCGGGATCAGGTAATCCGCGATCTCGCGCCAATGCTGCAGCCAGGACTCGCGCTCGTTCCTCAGCGCCATGCGGCGCCGCTCGAACTGCCGACGAGGGGTCATGTCGTCGGCCATCAGGTCACATCCCCAGCAACGTCTTGCCAGCCGTCGCGGTCTGCGACTGGCCAAGGCCACCCTGCCCGCCCGCATTGGCGATCGTGCTCGAGTACCCGGCGGCCGCACGGGCCCGGCTGCGCTCGTCGGAGCGCGCGCGCGTCACGGCCTCGTCTACAGCCTTGGGGGGCTCGGGCGGCGGAGGCGGAGGCGGCGGGGGCGGCGACGGCTTCGGCGCG